GATAAAACCGTCAGGTCATTACCGGTATATGAATCTGAATCGAGTGCGAATGCCAGGTCTCGAATAATAGAACCTTTCGACTGAATATAGATAATAGTATTACCGATAACCAATGGTGGTGCATCAGCACTTCCTCGATACCCCTGTGGTTTGAGCTGGACTGAAGAAGGTGTTATCACTCCATCATTAGCAGTCATCAACCACTCACCACCGGAAGTTAAAACGATCATATCTGATAGAGGTACTAGATGCCTGACCTCGTTTACCTGTGAGGAGGCAATGGTAAAGGTTACCGCGTCATCATCCCTTAAAGGTTCCGAGACATTGAAATTGTGATAGTTGCCGGTCTGACTCATATAGACTTTCTGGGGGTCATTGTTAGTCTGTCCGAATACCAGGCGTTGTTGGTAGTAGGTTACCGATGCCGGGTATTCATCGGTGGTATTGAATATCGTCCTTGCAGTCGCTGGAGTGTCATGTGCATCCGGTTCGATATTGTCATCCTTGAATGTTGTTGAGGTAGCACGCCCGACAAAACCATAGACACCACCAACCGATTTATAGACGTTGTATGAATCCGCTGCTGCCACTGCTGCCCAGGTAATTGTATTGGTCACCGTGGAAGTGAGATTGTTATTGGTTACTGAGGTAGCACTGGAAGCCACACTCTCTGCCCCAGTAGTAGTATCGACAGAGGTTACTACATAGGAATATGAGGTGTTTGGATCACCAGAGTCATAGTTTTGTGCCGTAGAGGCGACACTTCCAGGGGCTGTCATGTCAGTACCAAAGGTGATGGAGGTCAGAGTCCAGGCTGTGTGAGAGGTTCTTTTAAGTTCCTTCGGAGGGTATGAAGGATGGCAGATAGTCATCACATCCGCACTCTGAGTGAAGTTAAGTGCTGCCAACTCAGTATGTGCGTAGGGGGTTGTGATCTCTACCGGTGAACCACCTGATTCTACCTGCCCTCCATCTTTAATTACCCTCATCTTGAGGTCACCGAACTCCAGCACATAGGTCTGTTCGGTATTGAATTCAAAAGGTATAAGTCTAGTAGTCTTGGTCGAGTCCTCGGTCTCGCAGATGTATTTCGTTCCAGCTCTGTTGGCTACTCCACCATGTGCCTGAACAATAAAGTTTCTACAGGTCTTTAACCCNACAGCATACTTAGCTAGATCAACTCTAGAATGTAGTGACGGTGCNAGTTCTCCGCCAGAGAAGGATGGTTGAATCGTATAGATAGGCATTAACTACGCCCTGTTATCCAACTAGCCTCTTGATTCCTATCGATTTGAGACTCATTAGCGTTAAATGTTTTAGCCTCAGAGAGTGTACTTATATACATCTCATAGGCATTTTTCATTCGTTTCTCGTCCCTGGTCAGAGGCATAGCTATCTCACTAGCCAATCGCCAAGCCAGAGCAATTATAAACAAGGAATCGAACACCAATGTGTTGGTGGCCTTGTAGGTATAAATTAGGGTTGCTGTTTCCTGATCGGTGAGAATGACTCTTGCGTTGTATGCATCCCCCAAAGCTATCTCAAAATCAATTGGGTCGCCACCGGACGTTGTCTGTAGTATCTCCCTTGCAAAAAGACAATCATTCGGATAACTGTACCTATAAGACCAGTTACCGGGTGGGTCGCCGACATCAGAAAGTGCCAGGTGACGAGTAGCAAATCCCCAAGGATAAGCTCTCAGTAATGCGTCCCTAGCGTCAGCATATAATAAGTTACAGTGAAAAGCTTCTTCCGACTGTTCCGTCAATGAAGAAATAGTTGCACTAGCGCCGATATGCGAAAGTGCCAAATTACAAATATCGACTTCACTAGCCATTTAAACTCCTCTTAATAAATCCAAGGGGAGGTAGGACAAAGGAAAAAAACCTACCTACCCTCAGAATTAAATCATATCCACTACTTATGCATTAGGATATGAACTCCACTGCTGTGCATCCTTAACAACTGATGCACTTACAGTCATTGTTGGGCTTGAACCCCCAACATCGTAGTACAGACGAACATAACGTTCATTCGTATCTGGTAACCCCAGAACTAATGTATCGCCAAGGGCCGCAGCCGCTATAGAGCGAGATGTTAGTACTGTTGTAGCAGAACTGAATGAAGAGTTATCATCTGTTTGAACTAGAACAGCTAGAGTTGGCGAAGAGCCTCCCATAGCAACGTCAAAGTTCAGCGCGATTTTCATTTCCTCGCCTACCCCAATATCACGATCTGAACCCAAATCGATAATATTAGTAGACGCAGCATCAGCCGTTACAGACTGTGCATCGGAAAATTGAAGATTATAATCAATAATCATTTTAGTCTCCTGTGTTGGCCTTAACTTATAAGGGTTTCGGCGTTAGTAATAGCGTCATTGCGTCTGAACGGAATACCGTCAAAATTCAATACACGCTTCCCTGCTACTTCATCCATGCTGATACGAACATTATTAGTGTTAGTAATCTGGCGGCGTAGGTATGAAGAGATTGTGCGATTGCCATAGAACACTGCACGACCTAGACCCAAGTTAGGAACCTTCTCGATTGCTTGAACCATAAGGTCAACCAACTCTGCACCAGCGGAAGCATCCGCAGTTAAGTTTGATATGTCAATGTTCGGTATGCGAACCACATAGCGCCAATCTCTCAAAGTCAGACCGATGTCCCACTTGTAGTGAGTACGGTAACCTTGATATTTACCTGATGCAGCATCTTCCAGAGTAACTTCACCAAGGTCTTCATGTTTCAGACCTGCTTGTGAACCCTTCGGGAAAATACCGTGGCAAGTGTTAGGCCCCCAAACAACCAACCAGATGGAAGTGTTGTCTGAGCCTGAACCGCCACCGAGGATGATGTTGTCACCGCTCTCGGCAGTTGTTAAGTCATAACGAGGTGCTAGACCCATGAATTTCTCCGGGTCTGTGCCTGTGTCACCATAGAACAATGTAGTAGCCATTGTCTGGTTCATAGACTCCAAGAACGCTCTATCCTCAGACAGACGGAAAGAAGCTGAGTTGCCGTTAAGATCAGCTAGTGCCTTATCGACTTCAGCATACGCCTCCAGCATACCTGCTGTATCAGTCACCTGTACAGTTGTTGATTTGCTAGGTTGAACACCATAGTTCAGTTTACGCCAGGTGGAACTTGGCAGCCCTGATCTAATTGTTGTTTTATGACCAGTTGGAAGATTACCTTCTAGGAACGTCATATCATCGAGGACTTCATTAGTCTCCGATAACAGTTCCACGATAGTGTCAATCTTACCATCTGGATCATACCTCTTCGCCACATCGGCGAGTGTAGGATTTGTTGTGGATAATGTTGCCATTATTTATCTCCTGTTATATTTATTTAAATTGACATTGATGGATAAAGTACAGATTCACGAGTCTTGTGAGTAGCGTTGGCTCCACCAACAACTACCCTGTCCTCGGAAATCGCTTTTCCTACAGTGTAGAGAAATCGAATCATTTCGGGATGGTTGCCCAAACCTGATTGATCCAACATCTCATTAAACGCTGGGGTACCGAATGAATCACGCGCCTTTACTGCGACAGATATATTCGCATCGAATTTATCACCACCATAATCAGTATCGCTTTTCGCTTCTTCTACCCATGATCTCTGCTGTTCGACCCATTGAGCCATCTCGGCTTGTTTCATCTTCGCTACCATATCCACACCCCTTTGGGCCTGGTCTTGCGTCAGGTTATTTTCTTTCGCAAAAGTATGGTAGTCAGATAAGGTCTCATCATTAAAACTAAAGTCTTCAGGAATCTCGAATGTTTCATACTCTTCAGGGGCGTTAGCCTCCTGTTCTGTAGTTTCTTCTTCTTTTCCTTCCGTAGCAGTTTCGCTCTCCTTTACATCTGTTGTTGTTGCTTCAGTTGTTTCAGGTGAGTTATCTGCCTGCTCTACATCCCCATCCTCATTGGTGTCGGCTGTAAGCAAAGTGTCTGTATCTTCAGGCATTTTGATCTCCTTGTTTATTGTTTTCTTTTATCATCGACAGATACTGATCTGCATCCGCCGACAATACTTCATCCACCAGCCATAGGCCAATATTCCTAGCGCCTTCGTTAAAGAAAGTCGTACTATTCCCGGTGAAACTGGTGCGATACATTCCTGTCTGATCGAGGATTCTCCAAACCAGGCGTCTGCCCCATTGCTTGGAGAGTAGAAGACGCCAGTCCTCCAACTCTGTATCGCGAATATTTTTATCTTTCTGTGTTTGACTCTTGACGCTTTTCTCGTCAGAGGCATTAAATTCTTTTGCCATATTCCGCACTATCTCATAGTTTCTGCAAGTTAATTTATCTTCCTTATTCGCTCTTTACCTAAAGAGACGTGGTAGAAGCCCAACTTCTGCAAAAACCGCAGTGTCACCAACATCGATTCATGTTGATCTTCATATGTCGGTTCCTGGTGTTTCATCACCTTAATCGCCTCTATCGCATCATTAATATCTATTACCATTCATTTAAGTCAAACCACCAACAATATTGTTCAGCAAGTTATCTCCACCGGTATCCGTATCACTCATCACTTTTGCTGCCTGGGCGCCGACATTCGCTGTCTGTGCTACTTGGTTTGCTTGTTCCATTGCCATTTGTTGTTGTTCCATTTGCGCTCTTTCTTCTCTGATCTGTTGCACCACATCATCAGGTACTACAATTCTTGGTGGTACTCCGATCATCTCGGCGTATTCATCGACACTCTGATCAGCATCAAACTTATCGAGAACCTCTGGTTTAGCGGCAGCCATATTACCGACAAAACCTGCCAACCTTTCAATCGCCCCGGTACCAATCGCTTTTTGTGCTTGTGCCATTACCGAGATGTATTCCACTTTCAGGGTAACTCCACCAAGCTCTTCAGGAGCAGGCGGCAGTAGTTCGTTACGCAACATGATATTAAATGTCCTATCAATCAGAGGATCAAGTAGTTCGGTATGCAGTCTTTCAAGTACTGGCCCCAACATCAACAACTTCTCTTCATGGCGCTCGTCTATCTCCCTGGCGGTAATCTGTCTTCTATCCGACATCGTCAACATCTGGAATAGGTCTGAATAAAATCCCTGCGGATACGGTGCTGGGTCTCGGC